TCGTAATTCTGATGAACTAAAGCGATGAGTGCGAGAATTATAATATGTTTTAATGCCACGATTATCACAAATATCACGACCAGTCAAGGCTCTGTCTTTATATTCTTCACCACAAATACGCAAAGTAATTGGCAAAAACATCAACAAATCTTCTAGGTCTTTTTCTGTATCGTAAACAATAATTTCATCTACAAATTTTACAGCAGACAGTTGAACATATCTTTCAACAATTGATTGAACTGGTTTATTTTTGGTGTCTGGTCTATCAATTGTTGGGTCTGTTTGTAAACCTACAATTAAATAATCACAGATTGACTTGCACTCAGCAAGCATTAGAATATGACCTGCATGAAGTAGGTCAAAAGTAGAACAAGTAAAACCAACTGGACGGCCAACCATATCATCAGGCAAAACTAACATAATAACTCCATTTTAAAAACCCCGATTGGTGCGCTTGTATCAGAGGCGTTCGGGGTGTTGTTACATCTATTTATTCAGTAATTAATTCGTAATCAGATTTAGAAACGCCACATTCAGGACAAGTTACATCATCAGGTAATGAATTGTAATCTTCTACTGATAAAATATGGCCACATACGATACAACGATAATAGCTATTCATTATAGAACCTCCAATACTTGTTTATAAGCATTTGCATGACGCTCTTCCACTTTCTTCAAAGCAGCAAAGCGCTTCTCAGCTTTCTTTAATACAGCAATAAATTGTTCAGCATGTTCTCTGGATTCTTCTGCCTGCAATCTGGCTTCAGCAGCTGCTTCATTATTACCTTCAAACACGGCTTCTTTTTCGAAATCAGGATACATTGTGGTGAATTCATAGGTCTCACCATCAATAGCCTTCTGTAAACACTCTTTTGTGCTTGGTTTACCAATCAACAACTCTAGGTGACCCCATGCATGAAGTAACTCTTGGTCGGCTGTATGTTCAAAGTGTTTTGCAACATCTTCGTAGCCTTCTTCACGAGCAATCTTGGCGAAATATCGATACTTAACATGTGCCTGACTTTCGCCTGCCAATGCACTTTCCAAATTTTTAATAGTGATACTCATAAAATCTCCTTAATAGAAAAGTATTATCGACTAATACTTATTCATAGTTTATCTCAATTATTGGTGTTTGTCTAATGATATTTTTTAATATTCATAATCTATTTTATCAATGATTAATTTGCCGTTTAAGTTGAGCAATTAAGGCATCAATTTCGTTTCGTATCATTACATTTGATTGTGGCATCCAAACTTTTACACGGTTCAGAAACACAATTAATTCTCTTACATTCATATAGTGTTTTGGTCAACATGAGTTATCACTACACCACATTGTTGTAAAAACTCCACACCTATATTATCACGGTAATGGTTACCAAAATAAACTCTTTTAATGCCTGCTTGATGAATTAATTTAGCACAATCTAAACATGGTGCATGTGTAATAAACATGTCCGCACCATCGGTTGAATTAGTTGAGCGTGCTACTTTAGCAATCGCATTAGTTTCGGCATGTAATACTTCTGGTTTAGTTTTCAACTCAACAGTATCATCAGAATGTTGTATCATATTCTCACAATTATTATCCCAACCTGATGGCATACCATTATAACCAATGCCAATGATTGTATTATCTTTTACAATAACACAACCAACATGTAATCTTTTTGCTGAAGAAAGTTCTGCATAAACACCTGCAGCTTTCATATGAGCAATAACAAACTTAGGCTTCATTCTTTGGCCTATTGTTTGATTTCTTTTCTGATTTGAAAGGGACTGAAGCGGCTATCTCTGCTTCAATCATAGAATTTTTAAACAGACCTCGTTTGTGCGGGTCAATATAACGAGCAAGTTGTCGTTTTGCTTCTTTACTTAACTTAAAGTTTTTATCACGCCTAGTCATAATATATCCTCAAATGTGGTGGGGTTTTCACCCCACCGTTTATCAAGCAGCTTTCTTAGATTCTTGTAACAATTGTGGTTTGAATTCCTTCAAATCGTTACCAATCTCAATCTTGCGTGGTTTCTTGTGGTCAGGAATAATATTTTCCAAACCAATACGCAAAATACCATCTTTGAATTCTGCGCCACGAACTTCGATTGTGTCAGCTACGGTAAGGGTCTTGGTGAAAGACCGAGTGCCAATGCCACGATGTAGATAGGTCACCTCTGCTTCTTTTTCTTTCTTCTCACCTTTGACCGTTAAGTTACCATCTTCAACGGTAATTTCAATTTCATCTTTACTAAAACCAGCAACGGCAAGTTCTACGATATACCGATTCTCGTCTAGCTTAATGATATTGTGTGGAGGGAAAGTAGAAGGCTTCTGAGTTGCATCAAGCATCTTCTCAACATCATCAAAAAATCTATCAAATCCCAGCATTGATTGGGATAAAGGTCCAAATGAAATACGACCTAAAGTCATGTTTTATCTCCTTGTAAGCGAGTTATCAAAATTGCGACCCATTAGGCGCCGCATCATTATTTATATGTCAATTAATATTCGTTTGGCTTTTTACCAATGTTATATTTGGCAATTAAATCCCATTCATCTTTTTCTTTGAATGAAATAATCTTAATCTGGTGAAGTGGTGCAATATTATCTTCAATTAATTTGCGGTTCAATATTTTTACCAGACCCCATTCTTCTAGCAAATTTGCAATGGCGTTTCGTCTTTCAATGTCATTGTCAGATATGTTAGAAGGCTTGCCATCAAGTGCAAACAACTCCTTAAAATGCACGATATAATATCTGCCTTGTTTATGTAAAATATGGCAAGATTGGTACAACACTTTTTCTTTGCGTGATGAAACGCCAATGCGAGTCAAAGTTTCACGCACTTTTAAAAAATCATCTTGTTCATTAAGGCTTACCTCAACAAACTGTGTCAAATCAACCATCTCACTTCCTTAATCCACCGATATCGGTTTGTTCTTTTAATTGTTGGATTTGTTCTTTGCTTAGTAAGCGGAGTGCCTCACGGGCTTTTGAATCTGAGAAACCATAGATTTGCTTTACACATTCCAAATCATCACTTTTTTCAGATTTTATCCACTTTGCAAAAGGTCGTTTTTGAGACCTGATGGTATTTAGTAAAAAGTCATTTTGCAACTTTTTGTCGATATGGTGCCTTCTATTTACTTCATTTGCAAACAAAACACAATCTTTATGGTAAGAAAGGCTACGATTAATAATGAATGGATTGTATTCTTTTTCAGTCAAATCATCTACGATTAACTGTTTCTTACCTTGTAGAATCTCTTTAACATAATCAAATGGACTCATTATAGCATCCTCATTAAACCGATGGTATCGATTGTGGTAAGTAAAATATAGTTGGCGAGCATTCCAAAGGACTTCCGAGTCCAAGCAGCCCATGCATACATAGCACAACCAGCAATCCAAATAGGATAAAGAATAAGCAACGGCGGAGTAGGAACTGTGAGTGCCATTGTGATTGAGCAGCCGATACTAATAGCCCAAGCAAGAAGCTCGATAACAAAGCGAAAACGACCAGAATACCAATCATCTTTTATCCATTTAAATGTTTCAGTTAATAAATCGTTCATACAAACTCACAGTTCACCATCAATTCAGTTAGGCAAGCAACAGTATTGATTTCTTGGTCTGCAACAAAGGCAGCCTTATACTGATAGTCAGCAAGAATAACAACAGCCTGTGGTATAGATGTAGGTTTTAGAATGTCGTATAATGTATCATATAATGCACGAAAAAGGGTGGTATTGTCTATTTCGTGAGACGCTACCCACTTACGAATCGCACCGAAATCTTTAGCAGCAATGTTTTTAGAAAGTTCATCGATTGATACATCAGCGATTTGTGAAAGAATACCTGTATCGATTTTGCCAAATTGTGAGTAACGCTGAAGTTCGTTTAACACACGGCGAAAATCTGGAAAATGTTTCTTTACAAGTTCTGCCAAAACCTTGTCATCAGCATCAACTTTTTCACTTTGCAAAATTGACTGAATTCGCTTAAAGAAAGCGGTTGCCATTTTGGCCTTCTCACCGTTCTTTAGACCAAAGTCAATCACCGCACAACGAGAATGTAGCGGTTCAATGATACGATTCTTGTAGTTACATGTAAAGATGAATGAGCAGTTGCTAGCGAATTCTTCAATCGCATTACGCAAAGCTGGTTGAGTTGAGTTTGGGTTTAGATAATCTGCCTCATCGATAATGATGACCTTGCGACCACCAGTAAGCGACATAGATGAAGCATAATTTTTGATTTTGGTTCTGAATGTATCAATACCACTTTCATCAGAACCGTTGATGACCATGAAATCACAACCAATTTCGTTGCACATGGCCTTAGCAATAGTGGTCTTACCTACGCCAGCACCACCACTCAGGAGTAAATTTGGAATCTGTTTCTGATTCACATACTCCTGAAATGGTTGTTTCAAACGGTCAGGTAGAATACAATCTTCGACCGTTTGAGGGCGATACTTCTCTGTCCATAACAGATGTTCCATAATATAAAATCCTCACAAAATACAACATAATAAAATACTTAGTCACGCTCATTGAGACGAGCAACAACAGTCAGGAAATCTTCTTTTACTTCCCAAGAGCCTGCAGCACCAGCAAATAGAATAGTAACTTTCTTTTCTTTGTTACCTTCTTTTGTTGCTACAATAGTTTCTCTTTCATATACATTAATGATATGGTCAGGATTAATTGCAAGTGTTTCATCAACATGACCTTCTACTGCATTGGTAAACATCTTAAACGCCATTTTGATTTCCTTTCTTAATCTCATCAATACGGTGTTTCAAAACACTAATAGCCGTATTGTAATGTCCTGTTCCTTCTGCTTGTGGATTATAATATCTGCGTAAGGTCTCAACTTCTGTTTCTAAGACCGCAATATATTCTTCACGACTGGTATTAAATGGCATATTAATTTACCTTTTCAAACTTAGAACCTTGCTCAGTTGTAATCCAATACTGAAGCGAAACACCTTTGTTTTTGAAATGTGAGATGCCCTTAGAAGATACAGACACATCATAGTTACCAGGAAGAATCTTGGTGATGTTCTCTGTTTTGAAAATCATACGATACTTGTCACCACTACCATCAGCGATTTCCAATGCATCGGTATGGGCAGAATCATTTTGCAGGTCAAGTGTAACGATATTGATTTTCTTACCATCAGATTCGATAGCAACTTGTGGTGAGGAAAGAACAGAAGCCGCACGGAGAACCCAATCAAAATCTTCAGCTTTCAATTCAAACTTAATTTCAGCATCAGGCATCGTCAACGCTTTCTCAGGCGGTGTAACAATCATGTTTGCTGGTGTGAAGCGATATTTGATTTTACTACGACCTTTGTTACCAACAATTGTAACTTGCTTGTCATCAAACTCAAATGATGGGTCATCTTTGTGTAGAGAAATGACCGACAAGAAATTATTCAGGTCATAAATGCCAAACTCAGCAGGAATTTCTTCTTTGATATCAACTTCTGCGAGAATGTTTTTGTGTGAAGAAACCGTTTTAAGTTTCTTGCCAGGTTTAAACATGATGCCTTGATTAATTGCACCAAAGTTTTTTAATACTGAGATTGTTTCATTAGATA